AAGAATGACTGCACAACAACGTGCAAGGTTAGCAGCGCAAAGAAGAGCAGCGCAAGCACGGGGTAGAGGTAGCAGAGGTACAAGCCTACGTAGGCGTATGGGCGGTGGAATGGGTCGTAGAACACTAAGGCGTAGATAATGGTTGATTGGTGGAAACGATGGCTACAATTTAATGTTACAGCCAAGTTAACTATGATTGCTTCGGTTGCAATGTCATGGCGTTGTGCAGAATGGTTTATGAATTTAGAAGACCCTACAACACAACAGTCAGCATTTGTATCTGTTATTATGGGTGTTATGACAGGTGTGTATGGTATCTATCTAGGTAGAGAATCAAGGGGTAGTAAATGAAATACATTCGCACACATTTAATTAAACAGCTTGTTCAAAGTGAAGGTTTGCGTCTTGAAGTCTATCAGGATACACTTGGTATTGATACAATTGGTGTAGGTAGAAACCTTGAAGATAGAGGTATTACTCAAGAAGAACTTGATACTATGGATTTTCCAAACATAGAAGCAGTGTACGAGCATGGTATTACTGAGGCTGATGCTGCGTATCTATTAGAGAATGACGTGCAGATAGTCGAGGATGAACTGCTTAAAGCGCACCCTTGCGTGGCAGAGTTGGACGCTGTACGTCAACTTGTACTAGTGGACATGGCATTTAATATGGGTGTTCCAAGACTAAACGGGTTTAAAAAAATGTGGGCTGCTGTGCATGAAGGAGACTTTCCTACTGCATCACGTGAGATGTTAGACAGTCGTTGGGCTGTGCAGGTAAAAGGACGCAGCCATAAGTTAGCACATGCTATGCATCACGGGGAGTTAAAGTAATGACATCTATATCAGAACAAATAGGTTTTACTAAAAAGAAAAAGAAAAAACCATCAGGTGCAAAACCAAAACCTTATCCAGCTAATGCACCTGCAAGAATGAAAGCTAATTATGTAAAAAAGTATACAAATAAAGATACATTTTTAGGTTTTAAGGTAATTGACAAAATTAAAAAGTTGTTAGACTAATGGCTAGAGAACTAAACGAAAGACAACAGAAGTTTCTGGAAGTCCTCTTTGAAGAGGCTGGCGGTGACGTAGTTGCCGCTAAGAAACTGGCAGGGTATTCAGAAACTACTGCTACAACTGCAATTGTAAAAGGTCTCAAGGAAGAGATACTAGAAGCAACGCAGATGTACATGGCACGTAATGCACCTAAAGCTGCAATGGCTATGACACACGCTCTGTATGACCCAACTGAACTTGGTATTCGTGATAAGATGTCAGCAGCTAAAGAGTTGCTTGACCGTACAGGTTTAATTAAAACAGAGAAGGTGCAGGTAGAAGCAGCAGGTGGTGTGATGCTTATGCCAGCTAAAGCTAAAGTAGAGGATGAAGACTAATGGCAGATTCTAAAGAAGAAATTCAAGCAATGAAAGATATAGTTAAGGATGCTGTAAGAACAGGGGATATGCAGACTCTAAGAATTATTAAACTTGTAGCACCTGAATTGCTTCCTAAATCTAAAGGAAAAAAGAATAAACTTAGTAATGGTGGTATGCCCACAAAAAACTACGTGAATCCAGTTACAGTAAAAGATAATCGCAAAAACAAATGACACGTACAGCAGGGCAGTGGAAACTTCCACAGCCAACAGACATTAAAGAAGAAAACGAATGGGTACAGATACCACGTATTGCACGTACTGTACCATTTGGTTACAAGCAAAATGAAGAAGACCCCGACATTCTTGACCCCATTCCAACTGAGTTGGATTTGCTTGAAAAGGCCAGAGCGTATACAAATCAATACAGCTATCGTGAGGTAGCTAACTGGCTTAGTACAAATAGCGGTAGATACATATCGCATGTAGGATTAAGAAAGCGGTTACAACATGAGCGACAGCGTAAGAACCAAGCTAAGAGCCTCCGCAAGTGGGCAGAGTATGCGGAAAAGGCAATTGCCAAAGCGCAAGAAATTGAAGAAGCAAGGACAGGCGCAAAAGCCGCAGGTTGAAATACAGGATATTGAATACGAAACAGAAGCAGTTGAAGAACACGCTAATGTATTATTCAAACCTAACCCCGGCCCACAGACAGACTTTCTTGCAGCAAGTGAACGTGAAGTTCTTTACGGTGGTTCAGCAGGTGGTGGTAAATCATATGCCATGCTTGCAGACCCTCTTCGCTACATGGGGCATCCACAGTTTAGTGGTCTGCTGCTCCGACATACCACGGAAGAGTTACGTGAACTAATATTTAAATCACAAGAACTCTATCCAAAAATCTGGCCCGGAATAAAATGGTCAGAAAGAAAGATGCAGTGGACTGCGCCATCTGGTGCGAGGTTGTGGATGTCATACCTTGACAGAGATGAAGATGTCCTGCGTTATCAGGGTCTAGCTTTTAGCTGGATAGGCTTTGACGAACTAACACAATGGGGAAACCCATATGCATGGAATTACATGCGAAGTCGTCTACGGTCCACTGCCCCTGATTTGCCTATCTTTATGAGGGCAACTACAAACCCCGGTGGAAGAGGACATCACTGGGTAAAGAAAATGTTTATTGACCCAGCACCGTATAATAAGGCATTTGATGCGACAGATATTGAAACACACGAAATTCTCAGGTATCCAGCAGGGCATAGCAAAGCTGGGAAACCATTATTTAAACGTAGGTTCATTCCTGCTAGATTATCTGACAACCCTTATCTCTCTGAAACAGGTGACTACGAAGCTATGCTCTTGTCGCTCCCAGAGCAGCAAAGACGACAACTCTTGGATGGCGATTGGGATATTAAAGAAGGTGCTGCGTTCACAGAGTTTGACCGTAATATTCATGTTATTGAACCTTTTAATATTCCTAACAATTGGGTTAAGTTTAGAGCATGTGATTACGGGTATGGTTCTTACAGCGGTGTTATATGGTGCGCTGTCGCACCGTCTGAGCAAATCATTGTGTACAGGGAATTGTATGTGTCAAAAGTCTTAGCTACAGACTTAGCTGACATAATACTAGAGTTGGAAGCCGAAGATGGAAATATTAAGTACGGTGTTCTGGACAGTTCTCTTTGGCATAAGCGTGGCGACACTGGTCCTTCTCTTGCGGAGCAAATGATAAGTAGAGGTTGTAGGTGGAGACCGTCAGATAGAAGTCGTGGTAGTCGTGTAGCAGGTAAGAATGAAATACATAGACGTTTACAGATAGATGAATTTACGGAAGAGCCTAGGCTTGTTTTCTTTGATAGTTGCACAAACATTATCTCCCAACTACCGTCCATCCCGTTGGATAAAAAGAATCCAGAAGATGTGGACACAAAAGCAGAAGACCACTTGTACGATGCGTTAAGGTATGGTATAATGTCACGACCAAGGTTTAGTATATTTGATTATGACCCGATGGGTAGGCCCGGTGGCGGTATGCAAGTTGCAGATGCTACCTTTGGATACTAAGGAATAAAATATGGCTGAAGATGAAATTATGATTGAAGATGATGCTATCGCATTAGAAGATACGGATGATTCTGTAGAATTTGATGCTGATGTATCAAATATAATTCCTTTTATAATGGAACGCTATAGCCGTGCCGAAGACTATCGTTATCAGGATGAAGAGCGTTGGTTACGAGCATATAGAAACTATAGAGGATTGTATGGTCCAGATGTTCAGTTTACTGAAGCAGAAAAATCTCGCATATTTATTAAGGTTACTAAAACTAAAACGCTTGCTGCTTATGGTCAAATCGTTGATGTTCTATTTGCTAATAATAAGTTTCCTCTTTCTATTGAGCCTACAACACTACCTGAAGGGGTTGTAGCTGATGTACACTTTGACCCTAAAGAACCTGAACAACTTCAATCTACAACTAATTTATCTAGCCCTTATGGTTTTTCTGGCGATGGAATGGATTTTCCTAAAGGTGCAACAGAAAAAACACTAGCAGAAAAACTTGGGGCATTAGAAGAAAAACTAGAACCGGTACAAGATAAATTAAAAGAAGGACCGGGTAAGACACCAACTGCAATTGAATTTAGCCCAGCAATGATTGCAGCTAAAAAGATGCAGAAAAAAATACATGACCAGTTAGAAGAGTCTGGAGCAAATAAAAACTTACGAAGTAGTTCTTTTGAAATGGCTTTGTTTGGCACAGGCATTATGAAGGGTCCATTCGCTAAAGATAAAGAGTATCCAAATTGGGGTAAAGATGGTGAGTATGACCCTCTATTTAAAACTGTTCCTCAAGTAGACCATGTTTCTGTTTGGAACTTTTATCCCGACCCAGATGCAAATAATATGGATGAGGCACAGTTTGTTATTGAACGACATAAGATGTCTCGTTCACAATTGCGTCAGCTTAAAAAGCGTCCATACTTTAGAAGTCAAGTAATAGATGAAGTAATATCCTTTGGTGAAAACTACACTAAAAAATATTGGGAAGATGACCTATCTGATTATGCACCAGAACATGGCGTAGACCGTTTTGAAGTTCTTGAATATTGGGGTATGGTTGATACTGAAATATTGGAAGAACAGAATGTAGAAATACCAGAAGAGTTAAAAGACTTTGATGAATTGCAAGCAAATGTTTGGGTGTGCAATAATAAACTTATCCGCATGGTGCTTAATCCGTTTAAACCAGCTAAAATACCATATGCTGCTTCACCGTTTGAATTAAATCCATACTCATTTTTTGGTGTTGGTATAGCGGAAAATATGGACGACACACAAACACTAATGAATGGTTTTATGCGTATGGCTGTAGACAATGCTGTTCTATCAGGAAATATGCTTATTGAAGTTGACGAAACAAATCTAGTTCCGGGTCAAGACTTAACATTATATCCGGGCAAGGTTTTTCGTAGACAGGGCGGCGCACCGGGTCAAGCAATATTTGGAACTAAGTTTCCTAACGTATCATCAGAAAATATGATGTTGTTTGATAAAGCACGACAACTTGCAGATGAATCAACAGGACTGCCATCATTTGCACATGGTCAAACAGGTATAACAGGTGTAGGTAGAACCGCTTCTGGTATATCAATGTTAATGAACGCTGCTAGTGGTAGTATTAAAACTGTTATTAAAAATGTAGATGATTATCTACTGCGTCCTTTAGGAGAAGGATTCTTTAGATTTAATATGCAGTTTGACTTTGACCCTGAAATAAAAGGTGATTTAGAAGTAAAAGCACGTGGCACAGAAAGTCTGATGGCTAATGAGGTTCGTAGTCAAAGACTTATGCAGTTCTTACAAATCGCAAGTAACCCAGCCCTTGCACCATTTGCTAAGTTTCAATATGTAATTAGTGAAATTGCAAAGTCAATGGACCTTGACCCCGACAAAGTAACCAACAATATGAGTGAAGCAGCACTGCAAGCTGAACTGATGAAACAGTTTCAAGCACCATTGCCACAGGAACAAGGTGGTATGACACCCCCACCGGGTGCTGATGCAATGGACCCAACAGGTGCTGGTGGTGGAAATATAGGTACTGGTCAAGTGCCAGTTCCGGGTGAACAAGGATTTAGTGCAAATGGACAAGCAGCAGGTACTCAGCCGCCTCAAGCCGCTGGTGGGGAACAACCGCCAGTGGGAAGCATTCAGTAGTTACATTAATTTAGCTATTGAACAGCATCAAAAGGTGTTGGAACAATCAGATGATACAGTTATGATGCACCGTCAACAAGGTGCTATCACAGCTTTGCGTAAACTTAAATATTTGCGGGATGAAGTAAATGGCTCTTAAAGAACAAATGGAAATGTTTGAGGATGGTGGACTGATGCAAGAGGGAGGCACAGTTGACCCAATGTCTGGTAATGATGTTCCTGTTGGCTCTACTCAAGAAGAGGTTCGTGACGATATTCCTGCCCAGCTAAGTGAGGGTGAGTTTGTATTTCCAGCAGATGTTGTAAGATATATTGGCCTTGAAAAACTAATGCAAATGCGGCAAGAAGCAAAACGTGGTTTGGAAATGATGGACAAAATGGGTCAGATGGGTAATTCTGATGAAGCAGTTATTCCTGATGATATACCTTTTGACATGTCAGACCTTGACATGGAAGACGATGGCATGTTAGAATACGCACAGGGTGGTGTAGTAAATGCACAAATGGGTACTTATGTACCGCCGGGTTTATATAATCCACAACCTCAATTTGGCATTTCAGGATATCAACCTTCTCAATTTCAAACTTTTTCAACAATGCCTATGCCACCTACAGGTAATCAACCTGTAATGCAACCAACAATGCCTACGCAACCACCCCTGCAAAGAACAGGTAATGTTTTAACAAGTTCACAATATACTCCTGTATCTACTACGCCTATATCTACGGGAACAAATGCAGGAATAGGAGGATTATCTGAATTAGGACCTCCTGATGAATTTAAAACTTATAGAAATGAAGCAGGTTTAGAGATACAAGTTCCATTTAAAAATGGCGTTGTTCTTTCTACATTTAAAATTCCTGAAGGATATACTTTAGCATCCGAACAAAAGAAGGAAGAGCCTGTTATTAGCACAGGAGTTAGCGAGCCTGTTGGAACGGTTTATGAAGGTAGTGATGATAGCACACCATCATCTGACCCTATAATAAGCGGAAAGAAGGGTCAATTTAGTACAACAGATATGCGAGGCATAGGTTATGACCGAGGTGTTATTAGCGATGCAGCTAAAGCAGGAAGTAAAATTGACGAAGAGTTACTTAATGAATTAGATGTTATTTCAAAAGGACAACTTAGCGATGTAGGGCCAGTTGCTGCTGGTTTATTTGGCCTTAGCCCTACTGCTGTTCTTAAACAAGCGGGTAAACGTGGAGCAGAAGAATTAGGTTTAGGTAAATTTAAAGAAACAAAAGGTGTTAATTCTAATAGAGAATTTTTAACATCTCAAAAAGTTGCTATGGATGCAACGCTGTCAGGTATTAATAATATTTATGGCGGCTCTCGTTCAGCATTTGAAGATGGAAATAAATCTACACCTGCAGGACAAAGACTACACGAACTTTCACCTGAAGTTAAACGTTCTCTTGTCGATGCGTTAAAAACTAATAGAGAGGAATTACAAAAATCTTTGAAGGGTAAAACAGCAGAAGATTTAAGAAATGAAATAAACAATACCCAAGAAGGTTTAGGTAAAGACATAAAAGATTTGGGTATAAGTAAAACTTTAAAAGATAGCAGAGGTGAAGAAAGAGAAAAAACCTATGGTCAATTATTCGCAGAAGCACGTGCTACTAAAACAGCTAGAGATAAACTTGCAAATCAGTATGGATTTGACGCAAAAGGAATGTCTATGTCTGAGGCTAGAGCAAAATCAGCCGAAATACAAGAAGCATCAGCAAGACGTGAAGCAGCTTACTTAGAGAGTGTAGGTGGATACAGTCAAGGTGATGACGGTGGTATGGGTGGCTTTACAGTAAGTGACGGACGAGGTGGTACATATACTACAGATTCATCTGGTACATCAGGAGCATTTACAGGTGGACCTACTGGCATGGAAGACGAATATGATTTTAACAAAGGTGGTCTTGCCCAACAGATGAAGCAAAGTGGGTTAGCTTCTAAAAAATAATCCGCATATCAATGGCTACCTAACCCCCCAACACTGGCTACGGTTAGCCCCATAAGGAGAAAAGAAATGGCTGAACAAGCTATTATGGCAGAAGAAATGCAACCAGAAAAGAAAGCTGCATTTGTAAGTAAACCGTATTCACAAGAAGAACGGATTAAAAAAGAGGAAGAAGAACTGGAGCAACTGCTAAAACAACAAAAGGGTGAAGCAGAAGAGTCAGAGGAAAAAGAAGAGCAAGAAGCTGAACCTACAAATGCAGAAGAAAAAACATTTAAAAAACGTTACTCTGATTTACGTAGACACCAGCAAAAACAAGCTGAAGAGTTAAAGAAAGAAATTGAAAATTTAAAAAGTCAACTTTCTCTCGCTGCTCAAAAAGAAATGAAACTGCCCAAGTCTGATGAGGACATTGAAGAATGGGCAACAGAATACCCTGATGTAGCAAAAATTGTAGAAACAATTGCAATGAAAAAAGCGGCAGAGCAAGCAAGTATTCTTGAAGACCGCATGAAAGCAATTGACGAAATGCAACAGTCAGCTACAAAAGAAAAAGCTGAAGCTGAGTTACTAAAATTACATCCTGACTTTGATGAGATTCGTGATAGCGATGATTTTCATATGTGGGCTGATGAACAGCCTAAATGGGTACAAGATGCACTATATGAGAATGATAATGATGCAAGGTCTGCTGCTAGAGCAATTGACTTGTACAAAGCAGATAAGGGAATAAAAAGTGAAAAGAAAGCTAAGAAGACTAAAGGTGCGGCTGAAGCTGTGTCTGGTAAAGGCTCAAGAAGCGCACCTCAGACAGAAGAATCTTCCACTTATTTAAAAGAGTCTCAAGTTCAGGCGATGTCACCACAAGAATATGAAAAGCACTCCGATGAGATAATGGAAGCTATTCGTAGTGGCAAGTTTATATATGATATTAGTGGTTCTGCCCGATGAGTATTATATATGAGCCAAAAAGTGAAATGGAGTTTCTCGCTCCATTTGGACCTACAATGGGTTACTTTAAAATGCCTGATGAGTTTGTTAATAAACTTAACAGTAGAATGACTGATAAGTTAGAAGATTACTCAGATAATTTAGTTGGTAAAGTTTCAGAGGAATTACACTTTGATGAAGATACTGTAACAGAAGTACAAAAAGAATTAGGTAAATTTGTATTACAGTATCAAGCATATACAGACCACAGAAACCATTTTGGTAATAAAGGTTTGGACTTTGAAAACTTTAACTATGGTATTCAAATTGCTTCAGGTTGGTTTGTAAGGCAATTTGAAAATGAGTATAACCCTTTACATATTCACACAGGTGGTAGACTATCTTGTGTTGGATATCTAAAACTTCCAGAGGGAATAGAAAAAGAGTGGGAAGAAGATTATAAAGACCATCATCCTTCTCATGGGCATATACAGTTTGCCTATGGAACGGCTGCTGGTTATACAAGCACTAATTTCTTAATTAAACCAAGAGTTGGTGACTTCTATGTTTTTCCTGCACAACTGTTTCACTGCGTATATCCTTTCTACACGAAAGGTGAACGCAGGTCTTTCAGCATGAATATGAATGTAATTGAAGTGCCGAAAGAAAAAAGTGTTGACAAATAGTTGAAATTGAATATAACTATAGTCAATAAGAAGTGTGCGTGTAGCGCAATATGCACACTTCAACCATGCAAACATACAGTCTTACGGATTACCTGAAGAGTTTGGCCTGACCCGTACAGTCACACCCAAGCAACGCAGCCTCTAATAGCCTTAGTTTGTATCTGTTTAAAACAAAAACTACCTAAATAAGGAGATGGTACTATGGCGTTTTCAACCGCTAGTGGGTACGGTAATCTTCCTAACGGTAATTTTTCGCCTATTATCTACAGCAAACAGGTGCAACTTGCTTTCCGCAAGGCCGCTGTTGCTGAAGCAATTTCCAATAATGACTACTTTGGTGAAATTGCACAGATGGGTGATTCCGTTAAGATTATCAAAGAACCCGAAATTACCGTCAAGGCTTATGCACGTGGTACAACAATCACACCGCAAGACCTTGATGATGAAGATTTCAACCTTACTATTGACAAAGCTAACTACTTTGCATTTAAGGTTGATGACATTGAAGAGGCGCATAGCCACGTAAACTTCCAGCAATTGGCAAGTGACCGTGCTGCGTATCGTTTGGCTGACCAGTTTGACCAAGACGTTCTTGGTTATATGTGTGGCTTTAAACAGTCTGCACTTCATGGTGTAGCAGATACTGCTAATACAACCGTAAATGGTTCAAAGGCAATTTCTACTGCAGGTTCTAATGAACTGCTGGCTGAAATGCAAGTTGATGCTAATGACTTTGGCGGTTCTGCCGACAATGGTATTGGTATTCAGCCACGCTTACCGGGTGCATCTTCTGTACCGGGGTCAGGCAACGCTAACCCAACCATGATTATTGCTCGTATGGCTCGTAAGCTAGACCAGCAAAACGTGGATACTCAAGGTCGTTGGCTTGTAGTCAATCCTGTATTCCTAGAAATCTTGAAGGATGAAGATTCAAAACTTCTGAACCAAGACTATGGTGAGTCAGGTGGACTTCGCAACGGACTTGTCGTTAATAACCTGCACGGCTTCCAAGTGTATGTTTCTAACAACCTTCCTGAGATTGGAACAGGTTCTGCCACTACTGGTGGTACTAACTCATCCAACTTTGGCGTGATTGTTGGTGGACATTCATCTGCCGTTGCTACCGCAGAGCAAATTAACAAGACAGAAACATATCGTGACCCTGACAGCTTTGCTGACATTGTTCGTGGTATGCACCTCTATGGACGCAAGATTCTTCGTCCAGAGGCTCTTGTTAACGCTCGTTTCTGTTTAGTGTAAGGGGGGATTGAATTATGGCTCTTGGTGATAATACTACTTCCGTAGCACGTGGAAATGACGCTCG